CAGCCGAAGACATCACTTGATGTCGGGACTTAAACCAAACTGCCGACATATCCAGCGCACCGCGATAAACGGTTCCCTGCATCGACTCTGGATAAACAAGAACGTAAGGAATACCAACGCCAGCACAGACCTTTTCGGTCAGTTGCCGCCAGTATTCGCGCATATTAACACCGGGACGCTCTGTGGCGAACTGCTCAAATGAATCACCGTTCTTCAGCACTTTAACAGCAGAGCCAAATACTTGCTCGTAGTAGTTCTCAGCGGTGTTCTGAGTGGTTCCAGCAGTACCAGCGCGGAGATTGCTAGCTTGGACCTCACCGGAGACAGTCTTAACGATCTGAGCGACGGAAGCACCAAGCTTGCAAGCTTCCATCTCCAGCTTTTGCAAGTCATCGAGATCGTGAAGATCGTTGATAACGCAGCTAACAAACGGAAGACCTCTAAGCTGACCAGCGCGGTTTGGCTCGTAAATGTGAACAACCGAGTCAGAGCCAATCGAGCGGACATCAGTCAGATTACCCTGAGTCTTCTCGTTACCGATAAAGTAAGCGATTGCGCGACCAGTGCGCGGATCAAACCGGATACCGTCAAACACGGTCTCATCGGATTGCATTCCAGTTGGAGTAGCAATCGACTGAGCTTCCAGCAACTGCAAGCGCGGTCTGCCGCTATCACCTTTTGTTAGGAGAATAAAGCTCTCACCGTCAAAGAACCAACCGCGAGCGGCTTGAGACATCAACGTGCCAAACGATTGGCGAGAGCTAATGTCGGGATATCGGGACCAGATATCCCAATACTTCTTAGCTTTGAGATTCCAATCTGGATCGCTTGAAGCCGGTTGAACTGAGAAATTGGAACCAACAGTGTAAGACTCAAACAAGTCTCCCAATCTGTTCATTATCGCGTTGTTCTGTTCAAAGAACCGCGATTTGCGCACAATGGCTTGACGGGTCGAACTGGTTACGTCAAAGCGAGCCGAAGTGTAAGACGTATCGAGATACGAACGACGCAGCGACTGACCGGCTCCTTCGTACTTGTTAACGGGAGAAGGAAACAGTTTGTTGGCTATGGTTTGCAGGATTCCCATTAGCTCATTCGAGTTGTGGCTTCACGCCTAAATTGCGTGAAATCCCCATAATACCGAGTGGTTGCAACAAGAACACTACCAAGCATCTTGTTGTAAATCTGGAGATCGGACGGACTAGTAATGCCATCTCCATTGAGCAGAACCACAGCGTAATCGTAATCGCTTAGCAGTGATTCCCACATTTCCAACATCTCTCCAGCGGAAGCGGAACCTTTTCCGGGTTCAGCGAACTCAACCGAAACGTCAGAACTGGAAGTGCTGCGGACTAGCTGACCAGACTCCAGAGTGTTAGCTGCAACAGTAAGCTTTGCAGTCAAAGCTTGAAGCAAAGTCAAAGCACCAAGACTTGCGTATGTAGTACGCAAATATGAACGCTTTGTTGCTACGGTGTAAGTCACCACTGACGGGGACTATTCACACAGCGGTCTCAGTGTCAAGCGGTAGCAGTTTACGCTGTGCTGGATCTTAGGTCGTTCCATAACATCACCATTGCTAATTGCATGATCTCGCAATCGTGCAAATGGTCAGGCCAGCGAGTGTTTCGCTTAAACCACAAGTGTTTGATTCGACCGGAGCGGTTAGCGGTTGGCTTCAAAACGTGAGAGTCCAAGTGCTTCCAGTATGTATCAGAATCTGCCGCAAATGCTCCCTCAGCCTCAAGCGGTGCTGGTAAGCTGCAAACGGTCCATTGGTTAGTTTCCGATCCCTTACGGAGCCGCTGGAGAACGTCCCGCATATGCTCAGTATCAAAGACAAGCAGCGGCTGGACGACATCGGTACGCATTGACGTTGAGGTCGTGATTCCGAAGGGATGGATCGAGCCGGTCTTGGAAGTGAACCGCGCACCAGTCTCTCGACCTTTCATCGGCAACCAACCGATCAACATTGGCTTCCGTAGACCTCCCTCTGGTGGGTAGCGCAAGCCGCAGGGATAGGTTATCGGAGAGTTGCTGAGTTGAGAAAACTCCGCGCAAGCATCGTACACCGCTTGCGTGTTGTAACCGGAGTCAATCCCAACATCCATGTCATGGACTTTGTAATGCAGTTGAATGCGTCGCAGAGCGGCAAAATCATCAGCATGACCAGCCGCAACCAGTCTTGAGTTTCCGCCGGACCATTCGCGGCAGACCCACCACAAGAACGGAGCAGCGGCTTGTACGTCAGCGGTAAGGTAGCGTCTGGCTTCGGGCATCTCAGCATCCGAGACCACTTCGACACGCTCCTGTTGGGTCTCTTGGTTTTCCCACGGCTCCGACAACATTCCGTTGATGAATCCCTGCAACCCCATCATTGAAGACTTCGCTTCCAAAAATGCGACCGCGAGATTTCCCCAAGTGCATTTTCGATCCGGTGAGTAGAGAGACGATAGATGGTAAGAGCGGACACTCGGGAGGCTCGCTTTGTTCTCAGCGATCCAGCGACCATGACGTAATGCGGCAACCTTCTGGCTGTCGGTAATCTTCCCCTGACAAAGCTGGCAGACGTAGTGGGCAGAAGTCCGTATCTGCTGCCAATCGGGTCTTCCCTCTTCGGTCTTGGCATTGTCCCAAGTGACTTGTCGCCACTCTAGTTTGATCGGCTCTTTACAGTGCGGACACGGGATGTAGAAGCGTCGCTGGTCTCCGCGAAGATACCGCTGCCAGATTCGTCCCTCTGAGGTCGTCGGAGTGCTAGTGAAAAACGCTTTGGAGCTTGAAAACGCTTTGAGACGCTGCTCGGCAAGATCCAGAGCGTCAGCTTCCTTTGCGGTTGCATCAGCAAATTTGTCCACCTCATCCCCAACCAGAATGCGGACGGGTCGAGACGCTAGATTTGCCGGTGAGTTGGAGCCGACAAAGGTCAGCGTGCATCGGTCAAATTGCTGCTCAAGATTGGTGATCTGGTCCTTATCAGTTGGGAACCGCGCAACCATTGCCGGTGAGTCTTCCAGCATTGGCAACCAGCGTGACTTGGAGAAGCTGCGAGCGAGATTCTCACTCGGCATCAACCACAGCGCGGGACTTGGTTCAACGTCGATGGACCAAGCCAGACCAGCCATCAACGTTGTCGTCTTACTGGTTTGACTTCCCCAACAGAGCGTGACCTCAGAGACTGCCGGATCTTTCCAGCACTCAAGCGGCTCGCGGCAATATGGACGAACAGCGGTTGAGAAAGGTCCGGGGTGTTCAGTCTGACGCTGACTTAGAGACAGGTTAGCTTCTGCCCACTCAACCACAGACTGCCGTGGAGTTGGTCGCCAGAGTTGCCGTCTGAACTCTAGGATTTCAAGCTCTAGGTCTGTCATCAGTAAAGCTCCTCTGGAATCTGACCGCTCTTAATCTGGTAGTGAGCGGCTCCAGTCATATCAATCAGAGCCATACGCTCAGTGCGTCCGTTAACCGTTTTGTCGGTGGCTTGGTGATTAGCCGCCCATGTTGCGTTGCGGTTGAAGATTTCAACCATCAACACTGAGTCGTCAGAATGAAGGTGGAGAATTCCAAAGAATGGAAGCTTAGTATGCTTGGAAACCTCAAGTGCCGCTTGAAGCTTTGACCAAGAGAGCATCCAGCGGTTGCCGTAAGTGGTCTGGAGCTTGGTCAGACCGTAATTCCGAGTCTTGACCTCATAGCTTCCGACAATGATTCCTTTGGCTGGATCGTGGATGAACCCGTCAATGCGGGATGGCTCATCGTTGGAGATACCTAAGAACTCAAAGCCGGTTTGACGCTCGATAGCTTTGAGCGCAATCCGGTTCTGTCGGAGTGCTTCAATACCGGCTGGAGTCTGGCAGTTTAGGAATTCCGTCATTCAATTTCCAAGTTCATTTGGTTTTCATCGTATCTCAATCCAGACAGCCAATCCAAAACTGCTGGAAACTTTGATGGGTCTGACGGGTCTCGAAACCAACCTGTTCCATCGACAGACTCAACACCTAAGTCTTGGCAATGCCACAGCTTTGAGACGCTGTTAACTCTTCCAACGTGTACTCGCTTAAAGTTACGAGTCCACGTTGAAACGGTTTTCCATTTCCATTCTGTAGAACCCCCAACGAACACAACGTCAGCATTAATCGGAACGTCATCTGGAGTCATTCCATCTTGAACCGCAAAAGCCATCGGCCAATTGTACTGCTTCAGATAGTGTTGGTATCTGTTCCAATTTTCCAAAGTCTTCTGCTTGTTTGCAACAACGTCTGGAACAATAGCCCACTTGGGTTTTTGAGCGTTAAGCTTTGCCCAATTCAACATTGCTATCCATTCAGATTCGCTCCACTCAGTTTCTTTTAACCAAGCAGAGAAAGCGTCGTTATCCAATGCGTAGTGAATCCACGGCCTAAGCTTTGATTTGCTTCTAGCAGACGGACCAATAAGCCATCCAATTCTGTTTGGAAATCTTCCCGCTAGATAGTGAACCTCTGCACTGCTGTTGTTTGATGGCATCAATATCATATGAATTTTGATTCATGCAGTTTTACACAAGCGGGACAAATTCCGCATGGTTTCAATCCGCCTTTGTAACAGGTCCAGATGTTTGAGCCATCAATACCCATTTCCCGCGCAATTCCGGCAATTTCCCATTTCCGCTTGTCTAGATATGGAGCGCAAATTTCCACGCTGTAACCGGATTCGTTGACTGTCTTTTGCATCGCATCAATGAATCCACGCCGACAATCTGGAAACTGCTCTTCATCGTCTTTGTTGCATCCAATGGTCACAGCATCAGATTTAGACTCACAAGCGAAGTTGACAGCAACGCTTAGGAATATGGCGTTGCGATTTGGGACAACCCACGATTTCTCGGTTAAACCTCCAAGCGGTGGCAATTCAACAACCGTAAATAGGACTCCTGCTTTTTGTGCGTGATACTTGGCGCACAGAAGCTCTTGTCGGTGACGCTGCCGGTAATCGAACATCAACGCATGGACTGAGTGACCCTGATTCAATAGGTCATACATCATTGTCACACTGTCGAGTCCGCCAGATAATAGATGGATAATTTTCTTGTTCATAAATGGGTTTCTCATTGGTTGTTGGATTGATGTCTTTAAGATTTCCACGGGTCAGTCTGATGCAGAGTTTTGAGACATACTTCTTGGACCCATCGCTCTAGCTCGCGCTCGGCGTGTTCTGGGTCGTGCGGAGCAATGCGTCCAGCCAGTTGCTTCGGCATTGATTTGAGGAGGCTTGCGACCGCTCCATCATGGTCTTGCATCACCTTCTTGACCCAAGAGCCAGAGACCAGAGT